TGGGCAGCTAAAGATCCTGGCGTTTGGGCAAACAACTTAAAAGTTTGTGTAATCGATGCCTTTGCAGACCAAAGATTAATTGGTGTTAATACTGGCATTTCAACATCGACTACTGCAACCACAGTTGGTGTTGCAACCACTGCTGGAACATTTAGTGAAGCTTATGACGCAAGCGTAGGTGTTGATACAACTGGCTTACAAGTTAATGATGGTGTAACTGGTACATACATCGGAGCTGGTACAACAATTCTTGCAATTGGTGTTGGTACAGTTTATCTCTCCATTCCTTCTTCTTCAGTTGGAGCGGCAACAACAACTTTAACATTCAGCAGAACGACTCAAACTGTTCAGTACTATTCTGCAGTTACTGTTGGTGCTGCAGTTACTCAAATTGGTACGTTTGCAGTTGCTGGTGTTGGAACTACATCTTCATTCACTGGTTTTGTAAAAGGTATTGTTACTGGAATTGGTAATACATTTGTTGATGTTAAAATCACCAGTGTTGTAAACAGTACGACACAAGTAGAAACTGCTGTTAATTATACTCCAGATCTTTATGCATTCAATGCTACGACTGTAAATGGTTTCATTGGAATTGGAACCACAGGAACAACAACAGCCACTGCATTAGACTGGTACAATCAACAAACCCTTGGACTAACGAATTCGACAATTTATTGGAATGCAATTGCACCTAAGCCAGGTACATCAACCTATGCTAATGCGAGAAGCGCCAAAAATGATGAAATTCATGTTGTTGTAGTAGATGATACTGGATCAGTAACTGGTATTGCTGGGAACATTCTTGAAAAGCATATTGGATTATCAAAAGCTACTGATGCTCAGTTAGCTACTGGTGAACCTATTTACTACAAAGATTATGTTGCAACTGGTTCTGCATATCTATATGCTGGTGCTGCTCCTACAGGTTCTGCAACTGGGTTTGCTGGAGTTGGTGGCGGTTCTTGGGGTCAAAAGGCACAGGGCGTAACATTCAATGCAAATGGAGTTAAGACATACACATTACTTGGTGGCAATACTTACGGAACATCTGGAATTGCTTCAGCATACACAGATCCTCAATATGATGTAACTCTTGGTGATGTAATGAATGGATACAATATCTTTGCAGCAGTCAAAGAATATCCAATCAATTACTTAATCATGGGTCCTGGCTTTAGTGACAGATTAACCACTCAAGCTAAAGCAAATCAATTAATTAGTCTTGCTGAGACCAGAAAAGATTGTGTTGCTGTAATTTCTCCACACAGATCTGCTGTAGTTGATGTTGCAAATTCTGATACTCAGACCGATAATCTCATTAAATTCTATGATGCTGTAACTTCTTCATCCTATGCAATCTTTGATAGTGGTTATAAGTATCAGTTTGATAGATTTGCCAATAAGTTTAGATATCTCCCATTAAATGCTGATGTTGCTGGTTGCCTTTGCAGAACAGTAATTACTGATTACGCCTGGTTCTCACCTGCAGGATCTAGAAGAGGAGTTATCAATAACGCTGTTAAACTTGCATTCAACCCAACACAAGCTCAAAGAGATCTCCTTTATGTCAAGAGAATTAATCCTGTAATTTATTCTCCTGGCTCTGGTATTATTCTCTTTGGCGATAAGACTGGTCTATCTTATGCATCTGCCTTTGATAGAATCAACGTTAGAATGCTATTCTTAACGATTGAAGCTGCAATTGAGAGAGCTGCTAGAGATCAACTGTTTGAATTCAACGATACTATCACAAGATCTAACTTTGTTAATATTGTTGAGCCTTACCTCCGTGATGTAGTTGCTAAGAGAGGAATTCTTGATTATAGATTAGTTTGTGATGAAACCAATAACACACCTGACATAATTGATGCTAACGAGTTTAGAGCTGACATTTATGTTAAGCCTGCTCGCAGCATTAATTACATCGGTCTAACCTTCGTTGCTACCAGAACTGGTATCAGCTTTGAAGAAGTAGTTGGAAGAGTTTGATTTAAATAATAGTAAAACAACGGAGTTAAAGAACAATGCCTTCGATTCAACAAATCCCAAATTCAGGATCTGACGGAAGATTTCTAGATAACTTCAAAGGAAGACTAGCAGGTGGTGGTGTTCGCCCCAATCTATTTGAGGTTGAAATTCCTTTCCCAACTGCAGCTCTTCCTACTGGAGTTAACGAATCCCAGATCAACGACAAAATTAGATTCCTTGTCAAAGCAGCATCATTACCTGCTTCGACAATCACCCCAATTCCAGTTCCTTTCAGAGGTAGAACTCTTCAAATTGCTGGAGATAGAACCTTTGAACCATGGTCAGTTACCGTTATCAACGATACTGACTTTGCTCTAAGAAATTCTTTTGAAAGATGGATGAACTTCATCAATAGAGTTTCTGACAACTCTGGTCAAACTGATCCAGCCGCATATCAAGTTGATGGTAAAGTTTACCAATTAGGTAGAGCACCAACAACTAATGCAACTGCATCTGCACAAAATGTTCCTGTTTTAAGATACTATAATTTCCATGGTATTTTCCCAACATCAGTTGCAGCAATTCCACTCGCTTATGATGCCAATAGTCAAATTGAAGAATTCCAAGTTGACTTCCAAGTTCAATGGTGGGAAGCATATAATGGTTCAAATGGAGTTGAAGTAAGATAATAAATAGATAAAAGTTAGTTCAAAACGTAATGGCTCTATTTGGTTTTTCAATTGACGACGGCTTTAAAAAGCCCAAGAAACAAGTGTCCCCCGTTCCGCCTAATAACGAGGACGGGGTTGACTACTATATTTCTTCGGGCTTTTATGGTCAATATGTAGATATTGAAGGTGTATATAAAACCGAATATGATTTGATTAAAAGATATCGTGAAATGGCTTTACATCCAGAAGCAGATAAAGCTATTGAAGATGTTGTAAACGAAGCTATTGTATCTGATCTTAATGATTCCCCAGTACAGATTGAATTATCAAACTTAAATGTAGACGAAAATATTAAAGGTATTATTCGTGATGAATTTCAATATATTAAAGAACTCATGGACTTTGATAAAAAGGCACATGAGATTTTTAGAAATTGGTATGTTGACGGTAGAGTATATTACCATAAAGTAATCGATCTTGACAATCCTCAAAATGGATTGCAAGAAATTAGATATATCGATTCATTAAAAATTAAATTTGTAAGAGAATTAAAGAAAAAAGATAATAGAAATGTTGTAGATATTCAAAATGTCAATACTCTTGCACGAGATATTGGTGTTGAAAAATTAGATTTTCCCGACATTGAAGAATACTTTGTATATACTCCAAAAAGTCAAGGATATTCTACGGGTGCTAGTGGATATGGTAAAGGTGTTAAATTAGCAAAAGATTCTGTAACTTATATTACATCAGGTCTTGTTGATCGCAACAAGATGACTGTGTTGTCATATTTACATAAGGCAATCAAGTCTCTCAATCAACTTCGCATGATTGAAGATTCTCTTGTCATTTATCGTTTGTCTCGTGCTCCAGAAAGAAGAATTTTCTACATTGATGTGGGCAATCTTCCTAAAATCAAGGCAGAACAATATCTTCGTGATGTTATGTCACGTTATAGAAATAAACTTGTCTATGATGCAAGCACTGGAGAAGTTCGTGATGATAAGAAGTTTACCAGCATGATGGAAGATTTCTGGCTACCACGTAGAGAAGGTGGTCGTGGAACAGAAATCACAACTCTTCCTGGCGGACAAAATCTTGGAGAACTTGCTGATATTGAATATTTCCAAAAGAAACTTTATAGATCTTTAGGTATTCCAGAATCAAGAATTGCTGCTGACGGCGGATTTAATCTTGGTAGATCTTCTGAAATTCTTAGAGATGAGATTATGTTCTCAAGATTTGTTGGAAGATTGAGAAAGAGATTTAGCAATGTTTTCCACGATCTTCTAAAAACACAACTTATTCTTAAAAATATTATCACTCCACAAGATTGGGAGTACATGAGTGATCATATTCAATATGATTACATCTATGATAATCATTTTGCAGAACTAAAAGAAACTGAGTTAATGAATGAAAGATTAACTCTTCTGCAACAAATTGAACCTTATGTTGGCAAATATTATTCCAATGAGTATGTGAGAAGAAAGATTTTACGTCAAACTGAAGATGAAATGATTGACATTGATTTTCAAATTGCAGGTGAACTTGAGATGGGAGTTATTGCTCCACCAACACCACCTACAGATCCTGAAACTGGAATGCCGATTGATTATGTTCAAAAGACTGGTCAAAGTCTTATTAAGAAAACTCAAAATCAAAATACTAAAGATCTTGAAATTGGTTTAGGAAAACCTGTTAAAGAGCCTCAACCAAGTGAAAAAGGAACAACAGTAAAAGCTCCGCAGGCAGACGGAGTACAAACTAACAAAACTAGCAAACTATAAATAATATAAGATTTTATAAGTAATTTTATGGATTCAAATGATTTTGTCGGAATGGTGATGTCTGATGCATCAGCAGCGGAATTAACCGATGCTGTTAAAGAACTTCTTTATAACAAAAGTGTATCGATGATTGATGATTTAAAGCCAATTATTGGTGCTCAAATATTTGATCCTACAGTAGAAGATTCCGAGGAATAAAATGGCATTAAAAATTGTTCAAACTTATACTCAGTTGGGTGCGGCAGCAGGAACTGCCACGACAACTGCTGGGATTGCATTAAAAACTGGTTACATTCGCGTATCAACTGCTTCTACTGGAGCATATCTTGAAATTGGAAATAATCCAGTTGCTACAGTAAATTCTTTCCACATGCCAACACAAAGCACTGAAATTTTAAAAGAAAGAATTGCTAGGCAAAAAATTGCAGGTATTACTACAGGAACTACTACTGTCATTTCGTTTTTTGAAAACGCAGGAAATCCTTTCTTAGTAAACGATTATGTTGCAATTGAAGGCGCGTCTACTGCTGGCATTAATACGACTCATACGCAAGTTTTGTCGGTAAGTCCATCTCAAATTGTAATTAATTTTAATAGCACTTCACTTGTAGGTGTAAGTGTTGGGAGCACTGCAATTGTTGCAAGAAGTATTAAAATTTCCGCAATGGGAACTAATGCTACTTCTCCAATCAGCATTGCTGAAGTACAAATTTCATCTCAAGCATAAGACATGAAACTCATCACCGAACAGATCGAAAACATTGAAGTTCTTACCGAAGAAAAAAATGGTAAGAAAAGTCTATACATTAGTGGCCCTTTTTTACAAGCAGAAATCACTAATCGCAATGGACGTTGCTATCCTTTCCCAATTTTAGAAAGAGAAGTTAAAAAGTATACCGATAAGTTTATTGCTCAAGGTAGAGCTTTAGGAGAACTCGGTCATCCAGATGGGCCAACTGTTAATTTAGACAGAGCCTCTCACATGATTACAAATCTTCAAGCTGAAGGCAATAACTTTATTGGAAAAGCAAAAATTCTTGATACTCCAATGGGTAATATTGCCAAGTCACTTTTAGATGAGGGCGTAAAACTTGGCGTTTCATCTAGAGGTATTGGTTCTATTATTGAAAGAAACGGTGTTAAATATGTCGGTGATGATTTTATGCTTTCAACTGCTGCTGATATTGTAGCAGATCCTTCCGCACCTGATGCATTTGTTCAGGGTATTATGGAAGGAAAAGAGTGGATTTGGAACAATGGTGTTCTTGCGGAAAAAACACTAAGAGAATTAAATTCATTAACTCCAACTGTTGATAAAAAAATCCGCGAAGAGCGTCTTCTCAAGGCGTTTAACAACTACTTGAGAAATTTATAATTTATAAATAAATATTAGAATAAAGATATTTACATTTTATTCGGAGAGTACAATGTCTGCTGGTAATTTACAAGAAATGGAATTAACGTCACAAGCCAAGCAATCCAAGACTGCGGTTAATGCTGGTGCTAAGCCTGCTGAGCCCATGCCATCGAATGCCGAATTCGTAGCTGGTGTTCCTGGTCAATCGATCACCGATCTTGGAGGCCCTACTCCTTATAACTATCGTTCTACCGACGATTCTTCTAAGTATGCTACACAAAACATTAAAACAGTTAGAGATGTAGTTAATGCTAAAGCTTCTAGAGCTGAAGAAGCTGAGTATGATGAAGATGAAGAAATTGTAGAAGAGAAGGCAGAGAAAGAGGGGCATGAAGATGCTGCTCAAGATAGAAAGATGATGAAGAAAATGAGAAAAGAGGAGACTGAAGAAGAAGGTGAAGCTCCTGAAGTTGAAGAAGAAGGTGAAGAGGAAGAGCTTGAGTTTAGCGTTGAAGAAGACGTAAAAGCAATCTTTGGCGACGAAGATCTTTCCGATGAATTTAAAGAAAGAGCAACTCTTGTATTTGAGTCAGCTCTTAGAGCAAAAGTTGCTGAAGCTGCTCAAATTATTGAGAAGCGTTATGAAGCTGCTCTAGAGGAAAATGTTGCTGCTATTGAAGCACAATTAACCGAAAGAGTAGATGCATATTTAGAGTACGCTGCTGGTGAATGGCTTGAAGAGAATGCTCTTCAAGTTGAGACTGGCATCAAAGCCCAACTTGCGGAGTCATTCATGACCAACCTCAAGGGGCTTTTTGAAGAGCATTATGTTTCAATCCCTGATGATAAATACGATGTACTTGAGAGCATGGTCTCAAAACTTGATGAAATGGAATCAAGACTCAACGAGCAAATCGGAAGAAATATTCAGTTAAATCAAAGACTTAGCGAATCCGTATCAGATGGAATTCTCTATGATGTCTCAAGAGGTCTCGCTGAGACCCAGAAGAGCAAGCTCGCAAGTCTGGCTGAAAGTGTTGAGTTCGTAAGTGAGGAAGACTATCGTGAGAAGCTGGAAGCACTAAGGGAGTCATACTTCCCAAGAAATCCAGTTACTCCAGAAAGAGAAGACGAAATGCTTGGCACTGAATCGGAAGTTGTTTCCGAATCAATGGATGCCTATCTAAAGGCAATTTCAAGATTTTCTAAGTGATTTTAAGATTATAAAGTAAACACTTTTTCCAAGACAGGAGAAACACGCAAATGTACAATTCACAACATTTGCAAGAAAAGTGGGCTCCTCTTCTAAATTGTGAAGGTCTTGATTCCATCAAGGACTCATATAAGAAGAGCGTTACCGCTATCTTGCTAGAAAACCAAGAAAAATTCCTTAAGGAAGAAAGAGGCTTTATTTCGGAAGCTAGCCCAACCATGTCAGCTGGAACTGGTGGTTTCGGTGGTGGTACTTATGGTACTGCTGCTGCAACTGGTCCTGTTGCTGGTTTCGACCCCGTTCTAATTAGCCTCATTCGCCGTTCAATGCCTCAGCTTATCGCTTATGATATCTGTGGCGTTCAGCCTATGACTGGCCCAACTGGTCTTATCTTTGCGATGAGAACCCGTTACGCTAACCAGTCTGGAACCGAAGCATTCTTCAACGAAGCTGATACCGCATTCTCGGGTCAGAACAAGCAGCAGACCCTTAGTGCTGGTTTCGCTGATGCTAATGCTGGTATCGGTACAACCACTCAGCGTGGTTCCAACCCTGCAATCCTCAATGACATCGGTGTTGTTGCTGGTATTGGTTCAACCGATTACAACGTCGGTGGTGGCATGGCTACTGGAGAGTCTGAAGCTCTCGGTGATAGCGGAACAAACACTTTCGCAGAAATGGCATTCTCGATCGAGAAAGTCACCGTTGCTGCAAAGTCAAGAGCACTCAAGGCTGAGTACAGCTTAGAGCTTGCACAAGACCTCAAGGCTATCCACGGTCTTGATGCTGAAGCTGAGCTTGCTAACATCCTCTCAACTGAAATCCTCGCTGAAATCAACAGAGAAGTTGTTAGAACCATCTACAAGATCGCTGAAGCTGGTGCTCAGACCAACACTGCTACCGCAGGCTATTTCGACCTCGACGTTGACTCCAACGGTCGTTGGTCAGTTGAGAAGTTCAAAGGTCTTCTCTTCCAGTTAGAGCGTGATGCTAACGCTATCGCTCAAAGAACTCGTAGAGGAAAGGGCAACACCATCATCTGCTCTGCTGATGTTGCGTCTGCTCTCACCATGGCTGGTGTACTTGATTACACCCCTGCCCTCAACGTAGGTCTTAATGTTGATGACACTGGTAACACCTTCGCTGGTGTTATCAACGGTAAGTATAAGGTTTATATCGATCCATATTCGGCTAACGTTTCTGCTCAGCAGTACTACGTTATCGGCTACAAGGGTCAGAATCCTTATGATGCTGGTCTCTTCTATTGCCCATACGTTCCTCTCCAAATGGTTCGTGCCGTTGGTCAGGACACCTTCCAGCCTAAGATTGGCTTCAAGACCCGTTATGGAATGGTTGCAAACCCATTCGCTGAGGGTACTAACCAAGGCTCAGGCGCTCTTCGTGTTAACGCCAACCGTTACTACAGAAGAGTACAGGTTACTAACTTGATGTGATTCACTCTCCGAATCTTCTGGGGCTCCTTCGGGAGCCCTTTTTTTATCTAAATAAAAATAAAAGATATGGCATTCCCAAATCAAGTATCCAATAGAAATTTTCTTTCTCCTATTGGATTTAAATTTATTCTTACAAAATATCCAAAGGTAGATTTTTTCAGCAATAAAGCGGGGATTCCTGGAATTAATCTTGGTGTTGCAATACAACCCACATATCTCAAAGACATTCCTGTCCCAGGCGATAAACTTGAATTTGGAGATTTTAGTTTATCATTTATTGTTGATGAGAATATGGAAAATTATTTGTCAATTTACGATTGGTTAATTGGACTTGGCTATCCAGAAAATGTAAAACAATTTGATGATTTACGTGCAGAAGATCGTTACTATCCTGATAGAGATAGTAGAGATATGTACAATCAATATTCTGATGGGGTTTTACAAATTTTAAATAGCAATTACCAACCAAAATTTCAAGTTAAGTTTAAGGACATGTTCCCAACTTCATTAACAACTTTGGATTTTGATGCCACTAATTCGGATTATACATATTTTACAGCGACTGTTACTTTCAAGTATACGGTTTTCCAAATACGAAATATGAATGATGCTATTCTATGAATTTTGAAATTATTCAGGAAATGTGGGAGAAAGATTCTGTAATTGATCCTGACAATTTACATTTAGAGTCTATTAAAATACCAATATTACACTCAAAATATTATAAAATTTATAATCAATTAAAAATTCAACAGAAAGAAGTACAGTATGAATTGAGTAAAATTAAAAGAGATAGGTACGAATATTACGGTGGAAAGGCTTCACCAGAAATTTACGCTGAAGATCCATTTCCATACAAAATACGCGACAAGGAAACTATGGGTCGCTATTTGGAAGCCGATGAAAAATTAAATAAATTCAAAGCAAAAAATGAATATCTTGAAATGATGATAAATTATATTGAAGACATTCTTAAGGTAATTTTGAATAGAACTTATCAAATTAAGAATGCAATCGAATTTATGCAATTTACAGCAGGATATAGTTGATGAGTCACTTAGTTATTTCAAAAAAGAATGAAGTTTATCTAAAGATCGAATCAGAACCTCACGTATTACAAGAACTTTCAGATAAATTTACTTTTGAAGTACCCAACGCAAAATTTATGCCTCAGTATCGAAGAAGATTTTGGGATGGGAAAATAAGATTATTTTCTACACATACTGGTGAAATATATGTTGGTCTTTTAGATAAAGTAATTGCATTTTGTGAGCAGCATAATTATACCTATGAATTTCGTGATAGTAAATTTTATGGTGTACCATTTGAAGTAAATGAAATGGTATCTCGTGAAGGGGTGTCTGATTACATGAAAAAAATTTCTAGGCACACGCCTAGGGATTATCAAGAAGATGCTGTGTATCGAGCATTGCGTTATAATAGAGGATTGATGATTTCTCCTACAGCATCAGGCAAGTCTTTGATGATTTATTCTGTGGTACGTTACTATGCAGAACGTGGACTGTCAATTTTAATTGTTGTTCCAACAACATCTCTGGTTGAACAAATGTTTAAAGATTTCCAAGACTATGGTTGGGATGCTCAAAATTATTGTCACAGGATTTATTCTGGCAGAGAAAAAAATAATGAAATGCCAATAACGATTACAACTTGGCAATCAATTTATAAATTGGAGAAAAATTGGTATTCAGGTTTTGATGTTGTAATTGGAGATGAGGCACATTTGTTTAAGTCTAAATCATTGATTGATATTATGACAAAACTCTTGGATTGTAAATATCGATTTGGATTTACTGGAACATTAGATGGAACACAAACACATAAGTGGATTTTAGAAGGTTTGTTTGGGCCTTCGTACAAAGTAACCAAAACAAAAGAATTAATTGATAAAGGTCACGTATCAAAGTTAGACATTAAAATTTTATTATTAAAGCATGAAGGTAAAAAATTTAATACTTATGAAGATGAAATTCAGTATTTGATAGCTCATCAAAAAAGAAATAATTTTATTAAAAATTTAAGCTTAGATCTTAAAGGGAATACATTAATCCTGTATAGTAGGGTTGACACCCATGGCAGGGTAATTTATGACATAATAAATAATAGCATAACTGATGAACGTAAAGTATTTTTTGTTTATGGTGGTGTTGACGCTGAAGAACGTGAAGAGGTAAGAAGGATTACAGAACTTGAAAATAATGCAATCATCATTGCTTCTTACGGAACATTTAGTACAGGCGTTAACATTAAAAATTTACACAACGTAATCTTTGCATCACCATCTAAATCCAGAATTAGAAATCTTCAAAGTATTGGTAGGGTATTAAGAAAAGGAAATCAGAAAGAAAAAGCAGTTCTTTATGACATCTCTGATGACATTTCATTAAAAAATTTAAGAAATTATACTCTCAATCATCTTATGGAAAGAATCAAAATCTATAATGAAGAATCCTTTAATTATGAAATTGTTACAGTTAATATGAAAAAATGATAGAAGACGATTTCTTAGCAGTATTAAAATTAAAGACAGGTGAAGAAATCATCAGCAATGTGTGTGCATGTGAAGATGAAGATTCTTTTATTTTAATTTTAGATAATCCAATTATTATGAAAGAACATGAAACTCCAATAGGAACCGTAGTACGTGTGGAACCATGGATCAAATTCTGTGGAGAGACAATGTTCTTTATTGATATGGATGATGTAATTACTATTAGTGAAGTTACAGATGAAAAGATAATATCAGTTCATGATCAATATGTAAAAGAATCTCTCTTAGGTTCAAACAAAGTTAAACCTACTAAAAGTATGGGGTACATATCAAAGTTAGAAGACTTTAGAAAAGACTTAGAGAAACTCTATAAATCTTCTAATAATTAATAGATATATTTTTATTAACCTTAGCAGAGTTATTCTAGCAGTTTTCAAGGGTCTTGTCAAGTCCCCCCATTTATGTTAGAATGGTAACTACTTACAGACTTAATCATGGCTAAAAAGAAATCCAACGCTGAGCACTACGTCAATAATAAAGAGTTTCTTCAGGCATTGTCTGATTTCAAATACTTAGTCAATCAAGCAAAGGATCGTGGATCTCCACGACCACGTATCCCACATTACATTGGTGAGTGTTTTCTTAAGATTGCCACTCATTTATCATATAAACCAAATTTTGTCAACTACATGTTCCGAGAGGATATGATTTGTGATGGTGTGGAGAACTGTGTTCAATATATTGATAACTTTGATATTAATCGTGGAAATCCTTTTGCATATTTTACTCAGATCATTTACTATGCGTTTCTTCGTAGAATTGAAAAAGAAAAGCGTCAGTTAGATATTAAAACTAAAATTTTGGAACAGTCTGGATTTGATGAAGTGTTTGTGTCGGATGGAAATATTTTAGATTCTAGTGATTCGGATTATAATACTATTAAGAGCAATGTCCATCAAAAAATGACTTATAACTGATGAAAGTCGCTATTATTACTGACCAACATTTCGGTCTTAAAAAAGGAAGTAAAATTTATCATGAGTACTTCCAAAAATTTTATGATCAAATCTTTTTCCCTACTTTAGAAAAAGAAAACATTTCAATGGTTTTTGATTTGGGAGATACCTTCGATAATCGTAAAGTCATTGATTTGTGGAGTCTTGATTGGGCAAAAAGAAATTATTATGATAAACTTGAAAAAATGAAAGTCCATGTTTGGACAGTGGTTGGAAATCATACAGCATATTATAAAAATACAAATGAGTTTAATACGATTAATGCAATTTTAAATAAGTATGACAATGTAACTAAAATCCACAATCCACAAGAGTTGGTCGTTGGTGATCTTCAAATTCTTTTTATTCCTTGGATTAATGAAGAAAATGAAGATATTACAATGAGGTTAATTAACAGCACTAAAGCAACAGTTGTTATGGGGCATTTAGAATTAAGTGGATTCTCAATGTATCGAGGAATGGTTCAAGAAACTGGACTAGATCCTCAAATCTTTTCAAGATTTAAAAGAGTTTTTTCTGGTCATTATCACACTCGTTCTAATAATGGAAAGATTTTTTATCTTGGAAATCCTTATCAAATATATTGGAATGATTGTGATGATACTAGAGGATTCCATATCTTTGATACAGAAACTTTAGAATTAACCTACATCAATAATACTTTTGAACTCTTTAAAAAAATTAATTATTCAGACACTAAACATCAGCTATTTGATTTCAGATCTTGTGCTGAAAAATATGTTAAATTGATAGTTGATAAAAAAACAAATCAAGCAAGATATGACGCATTTTTAGATAAACTACTCACATCTGACTGTCATGAAGTTAAAGTTATTGAAAATTATACAGTTAATGATGTTGAGGATGTTGACCTGGGGCAAATTGAAGATACTGTTTCAATATTAAATAAGTATGTTGAAGATTCTGAAATTTCTTTAAATAAAAAAACAATCATGTCATACATAAAAGAAATTTATAAAGAAGCTAGCGAGGTTGGATAATGTATGTCATTGCTTTGAAAGACAACGTTAGTGAAGGTTTATATGCAGTAGAGAATGAATATGGTGAAAAGGTGCTATACTTGTTCTCTGATGAAGATGACGCCGAACGTTATGCTGGTCTTTTAGAAGCAAATGATTATCCTGAATTGGAAGTTATTGAAGTAGAAGAAAAAAGAACTTTAAAAATATGTGAAGCTAACAATTATACTTATTTAATTATAGACTCTGACGATTTACTTATTCCCCCTGATTATCATGATTCTGTTCAAGACGATTAAATGGAAAAATTTTCTTAGCACTGGAAATCAGTGGACAGAAATTAATTTAAATGAATACGAAACAACATTAATAATTGGAACAAATGGTGCAGGTAAGTCAACTGTTCTTGATGCTCTTACGTTTGGGTTGTTTAATAAACCATTTAGAAAAATTAATAAGCCACAATTAATTAATTCTCAAAACGATAAGGATTGTTGCGTTGAAATTAAATTTAATGTTGGTAACAACGAGTATAAAGTTGTTCGTGGAATGAAACCAACGCTCTTTGAAATTTATAAAAATTCAGAGAAGCTTCCACAAAATGCTGATTCTAAAGATGATCAGAAATATTTGGAACAACATATTTTAAAATTAAATTACAAATCTTTTACACAAATTGTTGTGTTGGGATCAAGTAGTTTTGTTCCTTTTATGCAACTTCCTGCGGCTGGTCGTAGAGAAGTTATTGAGGATTTATTGGACATTAAAATATTTTCGTTTATGAATGATGTCATTAAAACGAAGATTAAAGATTCTAAAGATCAAATTAAAATTTTAGAACTTAAAGAAAGTGCCACTGAAGAAAAGATTGATATGCAGCAATCTTTTATCAATGAATTGCAAGAACGTGGGCAAAAGCAAATTGATGAAAAGGATTCAAAAATTATTGATCTTACAAATCAAATTGATCAAGTAGTAGAAGAAACTAAAACGATTCAAAATGATTTAACCGATTCAACAAAAAATCTAGAATCATTTTCTAACCCAACAGAAAAACTTCGTAAGCTGGGAAATCTTAAAGGTAAAATATCTCAAAAAGTAGCAAGCATTACTTCTGAACATAAATTCTTCACTGAAAATACGGTATGCCCTACCTGCACTCAGGGAATTGATGAAAGATTTCGCCTAGATAGAATAGCAGACGCTCAAAATAAAGCAAAGGAGTTGCGAACGGGTTATGAAGACCTGGAGAATGCAATTAAAGAGGAGGAAGAGAAAGAGCGTCAATTCATCGCCCTTTCTAAAGAGGTAACTTCATTAACATATGAAATTTCTCAAAACAATATTAAGATCTCTGGATATCAACAGCAAATCCGAGAATTACGATCAGAAATTCAAAAGATTGCCGAGCAACTTGAAAATCAAAATTTTGAGCATGACAAGTTAGAATCTTATCAGAGATCATTAAGTGAAATGCAAAACACTCTTTCCAAAAAGAAAGAGTCTATGGGATATTATGATTTCATCTATCTTTTGCTAAAAGATGGTGGAGTTAAGACCAAAATCATCAAACACTATTTGCCACTAATTAATCAGCAGGTTAATAAGTATTTGCAGATGTTGGATTTTTACATTAACTTCACCTTAGATGAAGAGTTTAATGAAAAAATTAAATCACCCATTCACGAAAACTTTTCGTATTCATCCTTCAGTGAAGGAGAAAAAATGAGAATAGATCTGGCACTTCTTTTCACTTGGAGAGAAGTTGCCAGACTTAAAAACTCTGCAAATACAAATCTTCTCATTATGGATGAAGTATTTGATAGTTCACTTGATGGTGTTGGAACCGAAGAGTTTTTGAAAATTATTCGATATATTATCAAAGATTCAAACATTTTTGTAATCTCACATAAAGATGGATTGCAGGACAAATTTAAAAATGTTATAAAATTTGATAAAGTCAAAGGCTTCAGTCGCATGATCTAAATACATTTACAATGAAACTATACTTATGCTTTCTACACAGTATCGTCTACGTTTGGAATTTATCTGCCAACGAATTGTAAATGGTGAAGAAGTTAAATTAGAAGATATGATTTGGGCAGATAAGTTAGCAAAAGCTAACCAATCCGCAGGCGAAATGTTAAGGAGAGCAAGGAGAGAAGCGTTAAATCCAGATATTCAAGAAGGTAGTCTGGACGATTTTATGAATAAAATGGATTTGGGTGATCCAGATCCATCAAATCATAAAAATGGATTTTCAAGTCCAGATGAAATTGTTGAATGGTTTCGTCAGGAGAAAACGGATGACTGGAGACAAAGAGATTGACAATACCCTATGGTATGATATGATCATCAATCAAACTTTTAAAACCAATGAAGATTCCGAACTGGCAGCACCACTCCAGAAAGGAGAAAAAGCGCCATCTCAAACCTCAAGCTCTACGTCAAGCTAAAGCACGAGCTAAAAACCTGATAGGACGGTTGAAAAACTGTCACAAGGACTCGCCTAAAGGCGGGTCTTTTTCGTATTATAGCTTCAGTTCAAACAAACTCTCATGGCTGTTAACTACGAAATCAAAGGTCAACTGGCACGACTGCTTGCTACAGAAGACCTCGTTGTAGAGCACAAGAAGGTCTCTACAGCGTGTTTTAACGTCCATACCCGTGTTTTGACCCTTCCCCTTTGGGAACGGGCTTCTAACGCCGTATACGACATGCTGGTGGCGCATGAGGTTGGTCATGCACTCTATACTCCCGATGAAGATTGGACTGAGCAGACAAAGATTCCTCAGTCTTATGTTAATATTGTTGAAGACGCTCGTATTGAGAAACTGATGAAGCGTCGTTATGCTGGTCTTGGTAAAACTTTTTATAATGGTTATAGTGAATTGTCCGATCAAGATTTCTTTGAACTTGGTGATGATGATTTGAGTACCTATAGTTTTCCTGATCGTGTCAATTTGTGGTTTAAGATTGGAAACTTCACCAATGTTCTGATCGAGCGTGGTGAAGAGATGGAAATTGTCAATTTGATTGCTGAAGCAGAAACTTTTGCAGATGTGTTGATTGCTGCAGAAGAAATGTATAAACTTTGTAAAAAAGAACAAAATCAGCAACAAGAACCTGTTACAGCTTCTTTCAACAAAGATAATAATAATGAAGTAGAAATTTTTGAAGATTCTGAACAAAAAACCGAACAAGAACCTTTTCAGGAAACTCAAGGTCAATCTGAATCTTCTTCGGATCAATCAAATGTGGAGAATGAAAAGAATGATGGAAACGTAGATCAAACTGGTGGTAAGCATGATGATCCTGAAATTAAAACAGATCAACGCTTGAAGGATGCAATCGAACAACTATCTTCGATGGATCCTTTCCATCAAGAAAATTCTTATATTGAATTTCCTACTTTGAAACTGAATACTATCATTGCTTCAAATAAAGATATCTACAATCACATTGACAACTATTGGAGTCAATATGAAAATGATGATGTCTTTAAATTTGTTGACAAAGAATATCACGAGTTCAAGCGTTCGGCACAGAAAGAAGTCAACTATCTGGTGAAAGAGTTTGAATGCCGCAAGGCAGCAGACTCCTATGCCCGTGCTACTACTGCCCGCACTGGTGTTCTGGATTGTTCCAAACTTCACACCTATAAGTACAACGAAGATCTTTTCAAGAAAGTTACAACTCTTGCTGAAGGCAAAAGTCATGGATTGATTTTTGTTTTGGATTGGTCTGGTTCAATGGATCGTGTTCTGTTGGATACGATCAAACAATTGTTTAACTTGGTTTGGTTTTGCAAGAAAGTTGCGATTCCTTTTGAAGTTTATGCTTTTACAAATGAGTGGAAACGTGTAACCTATGATGAAAACAATCGACCAGTGTTTCCTCAAAAAAATTGTGAAAAAGAAGCTGGTAAGTTTCACGTTCCTGAAGACTTCGCTTTGATGAACTTTTTTACAAATAAAACCAAATCATTTGAACTTGAAAAGCAAATGCTTTCAATTTATCGAATTGCTAAATTCTATCGTACTCGCTATGATACGACGTATTCAATTCCCGATCGTTTGTCTTTGTCTGGAACTCCTTTGAATGAAGCTATTATTTCTCTGAATGAAATCATTCCACAATTCCAACAACAAAACAAATTGCAAAAAGTACATACGATGATTCTTACTGATGGTGAAGCTCATGCTATGAATTATTGTGCTGAGTTTGAACGTAAGGAAAAGTATATTGGTGTTCGTGGTTTTAATCCTTCTACTTGTATGCTTCGTGATCGAAAAACTGGTAATGTTTATACTATGGATCGTAACCTGGATATGTGCGTTGGATTTACCGATATGCTTCTTCGTTATCTTCGCAATCGTTATCCTAATGTTAGTTTTATTGGAATGCGTGTTCTTGGTTCTGGTGAAGCCCATTCTTTCATGCGTCGCTTCCTTCGCCTAAACCAAGAAAAAATGGAGAAGCTTCAGCAAAATTGGAAAAAGCAAAAATCATTTTCTATTCAAACCGAAGGTTATCATACTTACTTTGGTATCGGTGCAAATTCTCTGGCAGTAGATAATGAATTCGTTGTTTCTGATAATGCTTCAAAAACTGAAATTAGCAACGCCTTTAAAAAATCTATGAGTTCTAAAAAGTTTAATAAAAAAATTCTTAATGAGTTTGTAGAACTGATTGCATGAGGGGCTAGTCCCCTCTTTTTTTATAAATAAAAAAAAGTGTTTCAGTCAAATGAATTTAACAGAAGCTTATAAACAAATCTATTATACTGAGCAAAGTCTTTATGAAGATCTTTTTGCATTCTTATTAGAATTTGCTTTTGATACTGAAATTGATGCAGAAATTTTTGCCAAGCAATTAATTGAAAATAATTTAATTTCAGATTTCTTAAGCGAACTTGCAGAAGAATGGGAAGTAGATATATCATCTTGTCTTGTAGAAGCTAATCTTCTTGGTGGTGCAAGAGCAGCTATTAATGCATTAAGTAGAGCTGGAAGATCAAAAGCTGGCTTGCAGGCTGGAACTGCATTGGGTAAAAAACCAGAATCAATAGTTAGAGGTGCTGCAGCTTCTACATCAATTAGATCAGCAAGAGCTGCAAGGACTGCAGCTCCTGTACAGAAGCCAGGAAAATATGCGGCTATGCAATTCAAAAAAAGAATTGATACTTCTTTAAATAGACCAGCATTACCACCAGCAAAATCTGCTGCACCAACATCAGCAGTAACTGCACCAAAGCGTACTCCTGCAGACGCTGGGATGCCATTTAGAGCCACTGGTGCTGGTGGTGATGCTCGCACACAAAGACTTGCAACTCAAGCTGCTCCTGGTTCTGGATTAAATCCAAGAGAAGTTAGAGCACAAGCAAATAAAATGACTGGTGGTGCTGATGCTTTAAACAAAGCAAGAAGAGCCATGGCTGGTGCTGCAGCGGCTGGTCTAGCTGCAAGTGCTGCTGCTCCAGTAGTTCAAGACAAGGCAAAAAAGTCCAATCCCGAATCCAGCATCAACAAGTACAATACCATGGATTCGGATGGTAAAATCAGAAATCGTTTAAGAGTTGGAGCTAAAATTGTAGGAACTGGAAGTGTATCTGGCGATTTTGATGCTGCTTTCAAAAAAGCTAGAACTTCTGGTTCTAAGGAATTTGAATTCCGAGGTAAAAAATATAATACGAAATTGAAGAATGAAGATAGGAATGATTATTTTGATGATGTTTTAGAGTATTTAGTTTCTGAAGGATTTGTTGATAATAATCAAGACGCTTTAATTATGATGGCATCATTAGATGAAAATGCAATTGCTAAAATTGCTGCTGGTGCTATTAAAAATATAATTAAATCTGGCACTGCTAAACTAACAAAAACTGCACTTCCACCAAAAATGGATCCAGCATTAAAAGCTGTAAAGGATTCAATTAAACAAAAATTTGGAGCAGCATCTTTGGTTGGCACACCTGAAAATAAGTATGCTGCTGCAAAACAAGCTGCAGAATTGAGAAAAAATCCACCACCAAAACCAAAGTATAGAGACCCATTCCCAGGAGATGTTTATTCCAAAAGTGACTTTGGAATTCGTGGCTATAGATCTGGAGATTGAGGACACTTTTTAAACTGTCCACTGGGGGGTTTACTACCCCCCTTTTTGCTTTATATTGGCTTTGTTGACATTCAAACCAATGCCTCGCAAACTTATTATGACTAACGATCAAATCATTGAAGATCTTAAGGCAATGTACGGCACTGAAATCACCTCTGGTGATGTTCGTGGTTACTGTGCCATGAAAAACATGTCTTATCCGACTGTGACTAAGCGACTTGAGAATTTTAAAACCGATCGCGGTCGTTGGAATCTTGAAGTGACGCAAGAACGTGTTGAAGAGATTGAACGTTCCTTTAATGCACCTTCTGTGACTCCAGAAACTGAACATAGTCTTATTCCAGAAAAAGATGCTACTTTCGTCAAGTTTGGTAACTTTAACGATATTAAAAAAATTATTCAGTCCCGTCTCTTTTATCCTACGTTCATTACGGGTCTTTCGGGTAACGGTAAAACGTTCTCGGTGGAGCAAGCTTGTGCTCAACTTGGTCGTGAGTTGATTCGTGTAAACATCACTATCGAGACTGATGAGGATGATTTGATTGGCGGTTTCCGTTTGGTCAATGGTGAAACTGTTTGGCATAACGGCCCAGTCATCAAAGCCATGGAACGTGGCGCAATCCTTCTTCTTGATGAAATCGATCTGGCATCTAACAAGATTCTTTGTCTTCAGTCTATTCTTGAAGGTAAGGGTATCTTCCTCAAAAAAATTGGTCGTTGGGTAAACCCTGCTGCTGGTTTCAACGTTGTTGCTACTGCCAACACCAAAGGTAAAGGTAGCGATGACGGTCGCTTCATCGGCACTAACGTTCTCAACGAAGCATTCCTTGAGCGTTTCCCTGTGACCTTTGAGCAGGCATATCCTGCTCCTGCAATCGAACAGAAGATTCTGGAAGGCATTGCTCTTGATCTTGGTGTGGAAGATCGTGACTTCTGTAAGCGCCTGGTTGACTGGGCAGATGTGATTCGTAAAACTTTTTACGATGGTGGGGTTGAAGAAATCATTTCTACTCGTCGCCTTGTTCACA